TTCATATTATCAATTAGCTTCTCATCCAGCTTGCGTTTGATTTTATCTTTGCCCCGCGCAATACCTGCCGAATAAATTCCAAGCAAACCGAGTACGAATGAAACGGCAATCAATCCATATATTTGTATCTTGTTTATTCCAAACATTTAAGCCTTTCTGCCTCCAAGAATTTCGACGCATTTAATAAATACTCTCCCTTCCGCAGGGCGAGTTGCTTCCAATCTTGCGAGTAGATCCATGCGCCCCGCTTCGCAGATTTCCTCGTTTTGATAAATTACTTGGTTGCTCGCTATTTGGTGTGCGTCAGGCAAAAGGAAGAGAACAACCAAGACCCACATCAGTGCCAGCCCTCAGCCCATGCCTTTAATCGCTCTCGCATAATGACAAGAGCAAACAGTATTGTAATGCCAGCAAAGCCAAGAATGATATACTGGCTTGTCTGATCGACTTTTGCCAGCGCCGTGATCGTCGTGCCAGCAGATGCGGCAATTGTTGCAGCCGATGCTTTCACGGTCTTGGACTGTACGGGCTTCTCACGCTCTGGCTTTTTAACTGTCGCCTCTGACAGTGACATGCCGGAGATCCACTTCTGCACTCTAAAGCCGGGGCAGGATTTGGAACTAAATCTATTGTGTCCGAACACCTGATCCTTCTTGATGTTAAACTGACCCTGCAATTTGCGGATCAAGTCATAAGTCGCCGCAAGCTGCACGGGCGTAAAGTGATCTGAAGGCAAGTCGTCACTGTCAGAGCCAAAGCCGCCCCACATTGCAATGCCAATTGTATCCGCGTTGTGGCCCTTGCAGTGTGCGCCTTGCTGATCTAGCGGACGCCCTTCTGTGATTGTGCCGTCACGGTCTACAAGAAAATGATAGCCAATGGATCGGAACCCTCTGTCCAAATGCCACCGCTCGCATTCTTTCATTTTCTCTTCGGCAGATTTGTCAGCCCACCATTCGGGCCGCGTGGCTGTGCAGTGCAGAATAATTCTTTTAATATCGCGCATTCAAATCTCCATATCCACAATTGATCCCTGTGGTTTAAGGCCAGTGTTTGCTGCTCCAAACTTATCATAACTGAGCATTAAATCAAGCTGTTGCCGTTCTAGCGCCTTAGCGAGCTTGTGAGCGCGGTTATGTTCTACCTGCACCCTTTGCTGTGCTTGATGGTTTTCAATACTCTCACGCGCTCTCTGAAGGTCTATGGCGAACGGGAGACTGCCTACTGGATCAAGCATAGGTTAACCATACAAAGCCAACTGTAATGCTTACCAACATAATAAAGAGCAAAATACCAGCAATCCATTCGATACATTTTTCTTTAAATTCAATCCGCTTATACTCGGCCTCTTTTTGTTTCTGACGAATGTCGTTTTCTATTCGGATCAATTCCTGCCACACAGATGGACCAAGTGCGCCGGAGATCCACGTCCGTAATTCGTCCCTCATTGCATCGCGTTGGCGCTTTTGTATCAGAAGTTCCAAGGCTTGCGCTTCTACGTTGCCCATCTTCTGATACCATTTAGGATTTTCAATGCGCTTGGCTGCAAAGTCAAAATCACTGATTGCTTTAGACCAGCGCCCAATGTCACCAGCCATGCCCTCTAAATCACGACCGATTTGACAACCTTTGCGGATGGCTTGAAATGCGCTAGTCGCCACCAAGAGTGCGCTGGCAGGGTCTATCATGTATCGTAAATCCTCATGGGGCAGACATAGCTGGGGGGAACTACATAGCTCTTATCATACCACAAATATGAGGGTCTGTCATACCCACAGTCGTACACACAAACTTGATACAATCCCAATTCAAAACTCTGGCCCCAGAATGTGGCAACCAGAGCGCACAGCATCATCCCATCATATTCATGCGCAATAGCAGCGCGATAATAAATGCAGATGCGCCAATCACAATGGCCTCAAGACGTTTTACACGATTGAATAAATCTTTGAATTGAATATTCATTTGGGTTTTGATAGCCACAATTTCTTTCTCCAATCCATCAATACGATCGTGCGCGGATGCTACTGTTCTCTTATCCATCTTCTTACCTATGGTTTCGTGGGCCACGTTACAGAAAAAGGAAACCCGGCTTGTGCAGGTATGTCACGCAGCGCGTCTCTGTATTGAGTTTGTGCCGTTGTCATTGTTCTGTCTGAGACGGCCCACCAATCTGTTTCTTGAAGCAAAGTATTTCGCTTCATTCTAATATGCTCTTCAGCCTCGGCTTGTGTTTTGTTTACGACCGTAAAACCAATAGTCCAAACACCATCAATAAGCGTGGGCGCATCATCAGATTGTAAATACTGCGTGTCAGTATTGTGGTCTGGCTTGGCAGCGTTCTGAACTCTAAACACATTATACGATGCCAGCATGTCATCTAAGACATACTTTGGGAAAGATGTGTTTGGATGATCACGGCGCAAATGGCCAAGCGTGTATGGGAATTGCTCAACCTCGCCGTTTGTAACTTTAACAAACATAGTTTCTCCTTACGTTATATCTACTTCCCAAATGCGGTCATTCAACGCGCGACCAAAATACAGCTTTGATCCATCACTGTTAAACTGCAATGCAGTTGGCCCAACAAGATCTGCATCATCATAGTCAATACTGTCATATGCTGCCGTAGAAAGATCCCACTGTGTACTCATACTGTATTGCCTGATGTCATCTGTTGCGTTGCCATGCACCCAGAAACGATCACCTGTCGGCTCAAACCACATTGATGCGGGATTTGTTTGAGAACCAGCAGTAGCCAAATCAAATTCCACGCTGTCATAGCTTGCAGTGCTAATATCCCAAGCAGTGCTGAGAGTGTGTTGAAACACTTTGTCCGTAGCGCTACCCATTGTGTAAAGTTTTAGGCCATCAGCGCGAATAAAAAAATCATCCGCTGAACTTGTTTGCAATGAACTGTAGCTTTTACTGTCTGATGTAGCAGTGCTAATATCCCATGCAGTGCTTAACGAATACTGCCTAATAATATCTGTTGCAGCATCTTCTAGTGTGTAGGCTTTTGTCCCATCACTTTTAAAGAATATACTTTTAACAGTTTCAGTAAATGTTTTCTCATTATCAACGGTCGAACTAACGCTCGTTATATCCCACGCAGTTGATGCGGTGTGCCTATGAACGTCATTGCTGTCTGCTATTAGGAAAAACTTTGTTCCATCATAGCTCCACCGAAAATATCCTGTGTTTGTTCCGTGTGGAGAGGCAAGATAGGTTGTGTTTTTTGTTCCTGTGGCAATGTTGTATCCAATATCAAGGCTCCACTTTGCCTTTAGATAAGCCTCGACTTCTAGTATTTCAGCCGATGTCAGGCGCTTATTATAACAAATAATTTCAGCTATATTCCCTCGGTATGGCGCGTGAATGCCTATCGCGTTTGCCCTTCTTCCAATGTAAGTTCCAGCACCACTTCCACCAGTATAATTATAAACTGTGTCTGGGGCATACTTAACTAAATTTACTTTATAAAAGTTTAAATTATCTACAGTCAAAAGAGTTTCTTTGTTTGTTGGAAATCCAGTGTATCCAGCCGTAGAAAACTGTGTGTATAGCGATGTTTGATGTGTTCCATAAACAGTGCCGCCAATATCGTAATGAATATATTTATTGTCTGAATTATCAAAACCAAACAAAACCTGACTGTTAATCACACTTGTCTCAACAACAAAAAATGCAGTAATTAAATCTTTACTTGTACTATTATACAGCCATTCACCCGCATTGCTGTCAGCAGTATGGTCAAAGAAAAGAGAACCGCCTGATATTGTACTTGTGTCATAGCTTGGACGGTTTGCAGTCGTGCTTACAGTATGGTCATAACCATTCCCAGATCGATCAGCCCAACACCCAACAGGATCACCATTCGTTGTGACCGCAGTTGTCTTTGCAGCATCTTGGAAAAGATAAGATGTACTTGACGCATCCAACCATATTTGCAAATCAGAAATATCAGATGGAACAAATGAAGTATCACCCGCTGGCGCGGCTACCCCAGAGGCACCCATTTGAATTAAACGCGCTAAACTCATACTGCTGTTGAACCCGCCATACTAGGTTGACCCATTAACCAAGAATAACACTTGTCTAAAAACTCATCGCCCGATGCTGCATTAACATCTGCATAAGGCGCATCCCAACGATGGAACCCGACCTGCATTGTGTCATCATTTATTGATGAGGATGCATAAAGTGCAACATCAATCCGAACAGCAAACTTTGGCTCTGAGCGTTGACGCTCTACACCCGCACTTACAATCCGATAGTAAGCACCAGAGATCGGAATGCCCAATCTGTTTTCTGCATCTGATAAGTCTTTTGAGATAGCCATAATTCAGTCCTTATGCCATTGCGTTGCCAGCTTGGAAGCCGTAGTAAGTTGTTCCACCATCTTGAGTGTAAAATGTAAATACATCTGTTTCACCAGAGGCAGTTGCATCAGGCGCAGTACCGCCAGCCCAATCCACAGACGCGGGCCATGTTTGAGTAATTGCTGCACTTGGTGTAACTTTCAAAGTAAACCCAAACGCTGTGCCTGAAGAGGGTGGATTTGAAAACACATATGTCACATTAGCAGAGGGCGCATGAGAAAACACGTTACCTGTTGAAAGATCTAATGTTCCGCTGCTTTCTGTTCCTACAGTCTCCTGATACGTAGTTGGTTTAATATCACCTGTTATAGTGATGTCGCCTGTGCCAGTGATGTTTGAACTGTTGAGATCTAGGTTGCCGCCGAGTTGCGGCGTGGTATCATTTGAAACCTCTGTGAATGTGATGTCACTGGTTAGAGCAAACGTCCCCGTGCCGCCCGGAATTGTGTGGGTGTTAATTGTTCCGAGGCTTGTGATGTTATTGCTCTGCGCATCCAAGGCACCGCCCAGTTGTGGGGTTGTATCCTCAACAAGATTTGACAAAACAGTTTTAAACGCAAGCTGTCCCGATCCATTTGTGTATAGGACTTGATTGGCGCTTCCATCTGCTTGAGGCCAGTTTAACCCATCAAGAACAATTGACCCTGTTGTGTCGGGAGTAATTGCAATGTTCCCTGCACTTACAGAAACAATTGAATTTCCATTAACATCAAGATTGCCGCCTAACTGCGGAGTTGTGTCGTCTACTACATTAGACAATCCACCGCCGCCACTAACAGTTGCAAAAGTCAGAGTTCCAGAGCCGTCTGTTTGTAGTACCTGATTGGCAGTACCATCAGAAGAAGGTAAGCGATACGCGGCAGAGATCTCAACGGTCTGGCTACTGCTTCCTAAGCTAATACGATTATTTGCAGACGAAACACTGTCGGCTCCAATTGCAATGCTGTTGGTATGAGAGGCAAGGGCTTGATAACCAATCGAAATAGCCTTACTTGCAGTTGCGCCATAGGTAGTAAGCGAGGTTGCATTCCCAACAGCAGTTGAGTAGGTGCCTGTTGCACGGCTTCCGCCAAGCGCCAATGTGTTTTGCGTCCCGTATCCACCCGCATATGCGTAAGGACCAATAGCTGTTTGCAGCAATCCCCCCGGGACTTCTGAGACAGCACCAATTGACATCGATGCTAAGTTGTCAGTCGTTCCATTTTTTACAATGGTCCCCATGATTGCAATGCTTGCACCACAATTATTCCCGACGTTCGCTTGATGCCCAAGTGCAATAGAGTTTTCGCTGCTAGTTGATCCAATCACAGGAAGCGTTGCAGTAACAGCAGGGTCTTCAACCATCAATTGATAAGGCGTTCCAAAGCTGAGGTTGCCAGAACCATCTGACTTTAACGCATCGCCATTATTCCCGTCATTGTCTGGAAGCGTTAAAGTATAATTTGCAGCCGCGCTGTGGTCCGGACCTTTGATTGTAATACCATGGCTGTTCTGTTCGCAGTTTAAAACAAACTGACCAGACCCTCTTGTTGCATTGCCTTTGAATGTGACTTTGCCAGACCCATCAGGATCAAGATCAATTGCACCATTGCTTGTAGAAACAATGTCGTTCCCGTTTACATCCAAGTTGCCGCCAAGTTGCGGAGACGTATCTTCAGATACATTTGCTATTGCATTTGACGCAATTCCAGAAAGCTTTGTTTTTTCAGAATCAGTAAATGCATTCGTATCGCTGTTGTTTTCATAAGCAGTTTTAATTTCTGCATCAGTTTGATTGGCAGTCGCGCCGACCTCAATGCCATCTAGCTTGCTTTTATCTGAGGTACTCATCAAGCCAGCGACAGATGTTGTTGCATCGCTGTAAGTTGTATCAGTGTCAGTGATTGTAATTGTTTTCTCTGATCCAGTGCCAGATGCCACAACACCATTGCCCGTAAAATTAAGAGCAGACGCAACACTTGTAAGGGCAGACCCTTCGTCTTTAACGGTCAAACCAGCTATGTCAGCCGACAAAGTTCCGCTGCTAATTGACAAACCAGATCCGACTTTGATCCCGCCTAAAGTGCCTGCGCTTGCAGTCGGCAGAGAATACCCAGCAATCGTTACCCAGCTTGTTCCATTGTAGTATTTTAAAACATTAAATGTCGTGTCGTAAAACAGATCGCCTTCATCCAAGCTTGTCGTTGGGTCAGTGGATGCAACGCGATAAACATCTGTAAAATTATTTATGTCTGCAATATTGGTTGCAACTGTATTTACGCTTGCAATTGAGTTCGCAACCGTATCCATATTTGTGACGTTTGACGCCGTGCCCAATGTATTCATATCAGCAACAACGTCAGCAGTTCCCAAAGTATTTAAGTCACTAACTGCATCAGCAGTACCGAGAAGCCCGACCTGCGTAGCAACTCCGGCAACAGATGTCACATCAGACGAAATTCCAGCAACCGTTGTTACATTTGCAGAAATGCCAGCAACTGTCGTAACATCTGAGCTTATACTTGCAGTCGTCGTAACATTGCCAGCAATACCCGCAACCGTTTGAATGGCATCAGTCGCGTCTGTTCCATCCTCAATATCAGCCAGCGTAGCAATGTCAGCCGTGATTGCATTAAGAGTGGAAATGTCAGCGATCTCTGGGCCAGCTTCTGGGTTGCCTGTTGTTTCGTTAAATGCAAGCACTCTACCAATCCGTGACTCCTTTACGGGAAGCGTTGCATCGCCAACAATATCAGCCGCACTAAAAACTAAAGCGCGGTCAATTTTTTCATTTAGTCTTTGATCGATAAATGTAAGCTTGTCTAAGCTGTCTTCGATGCTGTTGGCAGGAAATGGATCATTAGGCACAAGATCCAAACCTTGCGTCAAAGGCTGCTCGCGCAAGATTGTCAAGGTTTCGCCAGACGCTGGGGCTGTTACCATCGTTACATTGCCGCCGCCTGCATCACCAACGCCGCTAACGCTGTACTGCGTTGAGATTGTCTGCGTTGTTTCTGTGCCAGTTGAGCTTCGCAAGATAACTGTCAGATCATCCTCGTCAAAGATTTTAAACGAGTACGCAAAAACGGTAGTGCTGCCGTCACCGTTAAAACTAACTTTGTTTGTGCTACTGCTTACTGTCATTATCTTTCCTTCTGCGCTTGCAGGTCAAAATAAGCTTGCCGCATATTCGCATATTCTGGCAGTTCAATCAACGTCTTGAAGCCTTCATCTATGAACTGTTTATTTATGCTTCTCAAAAGCGTAACTTTTTCTTTGTCTGTTAGTCCAAGATACAACGGCTCAGATGTTACAATCTCCAATGTTTCTCTAAACGTCAGATCGCCATAACCACTACGCCGCACAGTCATTTCGTTTTTGGCAATGTTTACCAAATCCGACTGCATCCCATAACTTAACTTGATGCCTTGGTATTCACGCGGATTGGTCAGAGGCCAAGCATTTGTCATGCGCTGTAAGCGGATCAACTCTTTTTCGTAATCTTTTAATTCTTCGCCTCTCTTTAAACGCATCCCTGATATGTTGCTAAACAACGCAGCGCCGGGACGATTGGCAAAGCTAAATTCGTCTGCACCGCGTGGCTCGCCTAGCGTGTCGTAAACGATTGCGTTGTAGTCTCGCTCGTCGCGGAAGAAACTGTCTTTGGCTTGCAATGCACTCATCTCGCCAAACAACTCAACGATCTTGCGACCATCATCTGTTTTAGGCAGACCAATTAGCGCATAATTAGGCGAACCATCAATCAACGCGTAACGATAGCGCTGTGTGCCATCCTCGTCTGTAATAACTTCCAAAACATCTTGCTCTGTAAAATATTGAACATCTTCACGCGGACGCACACCAGTCGGGTCCATTAACCGCTGGATCATGCGCTGCATAGAACTTAGCGGGTTTGGCAACCCGACAGGCGTTGAGCTTTCTGCATAACTACGCAAAAGCTTTGCACCATCGTATCCATCCATAAATGCCACAAGATCAGCAATACCTTGCAGCATTGGCAGTTCTTTGTAGTATTCTGCTGTCGCAATCATTGCCGCGCTTGCATAATTTTGTTGTAAGGCCGGATCGTCAGTCATATTTGCACGTTGTACTGTGTCGGCTGTAATCGCAATTAAACCACCAACAGGCTCAAAACCTGCATAACTGACATACATCAACGGACCATTAGGTGCGCCAAATGCATCATACAGCGGCATGTCTTCTGGAAAACCTTCGCCTTTTAGCACAAAGCTGTATGGCTGCCAACCCGGCGGCAACGCCTCACGCTGCTTTTGATCGCTTGGCATACCGCCAGTAATACGACCATCCATTGCGTACTGGCTAACCTTGTACATTGTTGCGCCGCCGAGCGTTAAACGACCTAGTGCCAACTGCTGCGCTCGTGGTCCATTCTTGCCCAGCGCGTCAATAGCTGTCTTGCTGAATGGTGTGTATTCCATTGTGCGCAACAATGCGTTGGTTGGTGCTGTTGCAAACGGCAATAAAAACCGACCAAACAGTGTGCGCTGTAACATACCTGTCACCTGACCAAACTTGCCAAGATCAGACTGCAATGTGTCGTATCGAGCTTTTAAATTTAAATCATCAGATATTGCGCGTGGGTCAAGCAACAACATGCCCGCCTCGTCTATCGCTTCCTGATCTGTCATGCCTTTACGCTTTGAGTGCTGATAGCGTTTGTTGACGGCAGTGTAAAACTCGCCGCGCTGTGAAATAGTTTTAGTGAACTCGTCAGCAGCCAACAACAACCGAAATGGTATACGCATGCGCTTACCCAGTTCGTCTAGTGACTTGCCAAAGAAACTTTCGCTCTGGCCTGTCACTGCCGCATATTGATCAACATCCAACTTACTTGCGCCTGCTGGCGCTTCTGTGCGCCAAGCAATTGATGCAGCTTTCATCGCATCACCAAACGCGTCATTCCATCCTTTGACGCGGAGCAGCGCATCTTCCATATAAACTTGATCCTCAGATATTGGAAACTGACGACCAAGCGCGGTACGCGCACCACGCACAACAGACCCGTACATGCCTGCCATAACTTCTGCTGGCAACTGATACAGCATAAAGGCTGCCGTGCCGATTAGGTTTTTTGACTGCGTGGCAGGTGATGACAGTAAGCCTGCAAGATATGCCTCATGCACCATCTGCTTTGTCTTTGAGTACCAACCGCCTTGTGCGAACTCATTGATACCTTTTAGGCCGTTTTCTTTGCCAGCTTTTAGTAGTCGGTCTGCCATTGCGTCTGTTACGCCGTCTGATCCGCTTTCGTCTAATAGGCGCTGGGCTTCTTCTGCAAATCGCGTTGCATCCAATTCGCCGCTCACTTGGATTTGGAATGATTGCAATGCACGGGCTGCCTCTGTCTGCGCACCCTTTAGCTGCAATTGAATGCCGCTGTGGATCGCAAGTTGTCTGCGGAACTTTAGCCGATCCGCTGCTGTGCCTTGGCCTGTCTTAATCAACCGCGCTAATTCTTCCAACTTACTTGCACTCTTTACAAGTAGTTCACGCGCACCGACAAACTCGGCTGCTGTTAGCGGACGATCTCCGACCTTGCGGCTAAGTAGGTTGCGCGAGAAACCTATTTCATCAGCAACCAACCCGGCTGCTTGCGATATTGTCAACTCATTAGAAATCTTGCCACGCGTCCGTGCAACGGTTTCGTCAGCGTATGTTTCCCCAATTGCTGTGATGACTGCCTTAACGTCATCAGTTGTATTCATATAATCAAAATTAAAATCGCCGCCGTCTTGCAAAGATTTAATGTTAGCCTCTTTAGTGTTGAGCATTGTCAACACTTCGTCTGCAACTTCCTCACTGGCAACGCCTGTCTCTGGCTTGAACCCACGCGCCTCGGCTGTTAGCGCCTTTTGCGCTTCTGCGTTTACGTCAACTGCTAAACGCTCGGCTTCTGCTGCTTGATCTTCTAATGCTGTGGCTGCATCTGTAAGCACATCTGTCGGCGCTTCTTCACCAATTGCAGGCGCTTTAAATCCGCGTTCTTCAAATTTCTGCACACCTTCCGGGCTAAGTATCTGAGGGGCCAACTCGCGCTTTGTCGCTTGCTCAGAAAACAATTCTGGCGCTTGCATTAATCCACGCTCTTGCGGCGTAGGTACACGAGGTGCTGTGCCAACAACGCCCGTTGTGGGTTTTGGTGTGCTTGTGCCGCTTGGCAATTTATTCAACAGCTTTAGCAAATCGCCAAGCCCAGCAACTTGAAAGCCTTCTTGCTCCGGCCCCTTTGCAAACTCAGTAGGTGCGCCAGCCGCTGCGATGCGCTGACGCTGCTCTTGCTCTTCTGCTAACTGGGTTGGATCAATTGCCATGCTTACATCACTTTAATTGGAATTGCTCTGGTAAACCTGCCTCTTCTTCCGCGCCCAATTCTGGGGCATCTCCTAAAAAGGCGAGTTCAATATATTGCTCTCGTGTCATTGGCAAATTAAAACGCTTCATAAGTGCCAACACACCATCCTCATTCCCAGCTTGGGGGGTTAATTCCACCTGCTCGCTCATCTACCAATCTCCTTGTTTCGTCTAAATCTATTTCACCATTTTTGTATCGTTGCCAAATTGCATCAACATCTGCAACATTCTTTGCGCTTTGTTTAAACTTATCGGTAAATAAACCGCGCACAGCTTCCCATGTTATTGATTGCATTTGTCTTGGCAGAATACCACGTTCTGCCGCTGCTCGTCTATATGCCTCTGCATAAAGAGCATAATTGCCAGACACGCCAGACTTAGTCGATCCCTTCGTTGTGCCGCGACCTTTTACGCTCATGTTTTTAAAGTTGTGGTCAACCTCTAATGAGTTGCCAGACAATGGTCTAAGCAGGCCAGCAGCCACAGCGTGGGTGTCAATTGTTACGTCACCAAACGGAGAGTTTGGATCATAAATGTTATTGTAGAAATTGCGCACTTTATGGCGCTCACCCATTAAAAGAGAAATTGTATTTACATCACCCATAGCATCAATTGATGCAACGGCTTTGCCAATTTCATTTAATGATCCCCAAGCTGCTTTGCTTGGCGATCCGTCTGCATTTGTTGCAATATCTAAGAAATCACCTTCTGGACCAACAATCCGGTAATCTGGTTTGTTATAGGTTTGATCATAAAGACGAACAAACAATGCACGTAATGTTGCTTGCACTGCTGGATCTTCATCTACAATCTCAGTATATGACTTGCCTTTAATGGCTTCCAGCATTGGCTCATACTTAGGCTTGTTAAGCGATGGCAACGCTCTAAATGTTTGCTCCATCTCGTTAGCAAAAACAAAATCTTTTTGCTTAATTGCCACATCAAGAACGCGCTGCCCAAGGCTGACATTTTGATACCAATCTTTTTGCGGCGACAACGCCGCTAGTGCGCCAGCAATAGATGTATCAGGAACGCCATATTCTTCTGACCAGCGATCCGTAATCGCTCTTGCACCATCATACCATTTCTGACTGCGCACTCTTGTATCTGCTGGCACTTTATCATGTAAGTAAAGCAGGTTGTCTTTTACATGCTCAATAAACCGCTCGGCAGTATCGTCAACGCTTTCGCCCTCAACAGTCTGCATGTTTGGATAATCTTTAGTAATATCAACATTAAATTGATATAAAGCTGGATCTGCTTTCATTTCTTCCAATCCGACAATAAGCTCGCCAGTCATTGGATCTTCTGTTGCTGCCTTGGCTGTAGGCAAACGAGTAGATATGCGCCCCGGCAAACCATCTTCCAGTTTAGGCGCAACCAACCTACCAGCCGCCGCCAACCCACGATCAATTTCACCTGCACCAAACATGCTTGTTGTTGGCATTGGTCCGGGTTGGTTTAATCGATCAATAACGGTTTGTAATAAACCTTGTTTTCCGGCTTCAACGGCTTGATCAATTTCTTCTGCTGGCATATCGCCATCCTTAATGCCGCGATATGTTTTGCCAATTGCGCGTATGGCTGGTTCAGCTAAAGCACCAAATACGCCACCTTCAAATGCAGTTTTAAAGCGCCCTACATAATCAGGATCATTTGGATCTGTTACCAAAAAGCTTGGCACTAAACTTTCATCTACGCCCATTTCAAGCAATAGATCCGTAATTCTACCCTCATCGCCACGAAATGCTAAAAAATCTGCGCTTGCGCCTTGCGTAATTCCACCCGTAATACCTTTACCAATACGAAACAGTTTTCCCAACCCAGCAAACGCGCCGACAAATTGAGAAATGCCGCCAGCCAATTGCGCAGCTATGCCAGCATTTTCGCTGGTTTCAACTATTTTCTCAAAATCAAATGCGTATGGAAGATTGCCAGCCGCCATATCTGCATCTAGCTGTTCTTTTTCTTCGCGTGATAATATTTTTAAATCAGGATCAAATTCACCTGTAACAGGATTAACAATTTGAATAACTAAAGGATCATAAATACCAAAGTTTTCTTTTAAAAATTGGGCTGGTCTGACTATTCCGCCACGCGCAAGTCCTTTAACAGTTTCGCTTATAACATTGCCAGAGCTAGAAGTTTTTGAGGGGACAACGCCTGCTAATCTCATAGGACTTTTAGGAACATCAGCCGCACCTTGTGTCGGCCCCAAATCTGCCATGCTGGGCATGGTTGGTTGCATTGGCGCTTCTGCCATGACTTGTGGGCTTTCCTCAGACACTTTGACATATCCACCGCTAGACATTGGCAGCAGCACATCATTCATGCCTGTCTCTGGATTAAAAACGCTTTTTTTGTTTTTCTCTATGGCAGGATTGATGCCAGCATCAATCATATCACTGGCTTCGTAATACTTAGAGATTTCAAAATCTGTGTCGTCAGAAAGTAAATCTGTCATTAGAAGCCCAGTCCTTGGTTGCCAAAGCGTGATTTAATAATACGCTTTTGAGTTATATATGCGCTTTGTTTCAAGCTTTGGGCTTG